ATTGCCCCCGTATAATACGTCAGCCATTTGTCTGTCTCCTAATTATGTTCTAGAGCAGGCAAAAGCTATTTCAAAGCTTTTTGTTGTACCTACCCGAACAGGTTGTCTAAATCACCGTCAACGCCCTTCAAAGAATCGAAGATATTATCCTCAACGCTCTGCTCTTTAGAGCCTTGCGAGTTTGCTCCACTTAGACTGGCAGGTATGTTCCGTACATTTTTCATCTGACTCAGCATATCCTTTTTAGTAGAATTTGCTGTATTGGCAGCTGTCTTCTCTTTATTTAAAAGATAATGTATATCTTCCAAGGTAAGCACATGCTCTTTAGCTGCTGATACAAATCCTTCATACTGTTGATCGGTCATTTTATGCTGTTCACGAAATGCAGTTTCATCCTTTTGCCGACTAATTTCAGCATGAGTTTTAGCTGCACGTTGCTTTTCAGCACCAATCATCTGACCTACTCTTGATTGAACCATTCGGTCCACATGAGCATTCATCAGTTTAGCAGAATCTGAAGCACCATCAGACATGGCTTCACCAGCATCAAAGACAAAGTCTTCACCTAATCCAAGTTGATCCTGGATAGTTGCTGAAGGTTTACCACCATCAGTTAAATACGTACGGACATGATCTACAAGTCCACTGTCATTCTTCATTGCATCAAGAACTGGGATAAAGGGTTTCAAATTAGATATCTCACCATGTAATCGTTGAGCTTCTCTGGTTGAGTCCTTGTATCTCTGTTCCCAATCCACTTGTTCCACATTTCTGGAGCCTTCCTCGGTTACGGTGCGGGTTACCTGATCGGAGCCGCTATCCTGAGAAGGGGTTACCTCGGGAACTGCTATGTCATCTTGTATAGCGCCATTGACATCATTTTCTAGCGCTGCAAAGTAATCGTCACCGTTAGAGCCAAATACAACTTCTTCTGCTGTAGCTGGGTTACTTTGGGTTTGTTCGTCACTCATGTATTTCTCCTTATTTTGTAAGTCTATAAACTTATATACACTATATAATATAAATGCAAGAAGTTTTTTATTCTTTTTCTATATTATTTACTGCCTGCTCTATTGCCATATCCATCTTTTGAGATTTGACCTGAGCCTCATTCTTCATTACATTCTGTAATAGTTTCTGTTGAGCTTCAGTTTCAAGTAGGGCAGATTGTCTAGATCCTCGAACATCTTGCTTATTCTTTTCGAGTTCCATTTCTCCCTGTAGAACTTTGCTCTTGATTCCAGCCTGTACTAACTGTCTCTCTAGAGTTTCAATAGTACCTTCCTTATCTTGAATGGCTTCCTCCATGCTGGATATTTGTCCCTGTAGTTGTGCATATAACGATTTACGCTCAGCAATACCCTCTTTATTTCGAAGGTCTGTTTCTGCTAAAACAGCTATATCATCAACCACTCCTAGTTTCATTAATTGTTTTAATTCTTCTAGATATGCCCATCTATTGACAGGAAGGGTAGAACCAGCTACTATTGTAACATCAAATTTAGCAGCAGAATAATCCATAGACTTTCCTATAGCCTCTCCCATGTCATTATATAGAGGTATATTGATCTCAGTCTCTCTTTGTTCTTGCAAAGCACTAGGTTGTAGAATTCTAAATCTCTTATTCGCTGTATATACTGCCTGTGAAAATTGCATTACCAGTCTACCCATTTGTCGTAATGCTGGCTCAATAGAATGTTGCATCCACTGCTTAATCCTTCTTGTACCATATTCATCTAATGCTAGCATACCTCTAAAGGTTTCATGTTGCTGTTGTGTATCCCCCTGCATAGAAGAATATATACCAGCCAGATATTCCATATCATTCTTGCCTTGCTGGACTATAGTAAAGAAGGCATTTGAAAGTGGCGCTGGAGGCACTGCGGTAGGAGGAGAAGCACCAGGTCTAATTGGAAGTAGGGCTCCAGGAGAAGATGAATACTTCTCCCAATAATCCATATCAATAGACCCTTCTTCATGCATCCAGCGCAACGAACTTCCTAGCGATGCATTATGCACCATAATTTGATGAGATTTATTCATCTCCCTCTGCTTGCCAACAAGTGGAGATACTGCACTCATTGGGAATGGTGTTCCTGTCCATTTATAATAAAATGGCACTAAAGGATATTCTGTTATATTTTCTGGCAGTGTTTCTTCATATAATAACTGATCACCACACACGCATGTCAATCTGATCCTATTAGCATGAAATCTCATTTGCCCAACTACGTTCTGTGCAAAACTTTCATCAGACATAAGTATTTTAAATTCTTTCTCACTGATTACTTGATTCTCTATTTTAGAAGTAGCATTCTGCAATTCAGACATATATTCTTGCTCTGCAACCTGTAATTGTTGCTGCATCATCTCTTGAGCTTTCTGCATTTCAAGCTGATATCTCTCTGGCAACATTTCACCAGATTGGACTGCTTTCTCCATTTGTTGTTGCTGCTCTAATAGCTCCACTTCCATTTCAGCAGACATCTCCTTCATCTTAACTTGCACCTGCTGTTGCATCTGTTGTAATTGTTCTTGTGATGGAGGAACTCTATAAAAGACATTCATATGTGGTATCTTTAGTTTTTCATATACTTCAAAATATTCAATCAAAGTATCTTCCTTACCATCAGCAGTATAGGCTTCATCCCCATTTGTTGCATCATTATATGCAAACAATTCCTGCTCTGAATCGCCTGAAGATCTAACACTCCAACTACCCTGGCTAGCTTCATCAGAAGATGCTTTATTAATCTTTCTTTTATGGTCTGGGAATTTCTTTATTAAATGATTCTTGGGCAAGACTTTCCTGATCATAACATAGGCTGCATCTTTAAATAGCATATCTCTAGACTTTGGATCAATATATATATCAAATGGTTCTGGCTGTTGTATAACAACCTCTCCCATACCATCATCTTGATCTGGATCTACAGTTAAAAGCATATACCCAACACCCTTACAGATTGCATCATTAATAGCATTAGAATATATAGTACTACCATCAGACAAGTGCCAGATATAATCAGCAAGATTGCCAAACACAGAAGCTACATCAGAATCAGATCCTTCTATTCCTATAGCCTGCCATCTAGGATTATTAGCAGTAGCATAGAAATTTAACATCTCTACAACAGGCAAGATTCTGTTAATGGTAAAAGTAGGCATTCCTTGAGCTTCTAAAGAATCCTTCTCTTCTTGAGTTAGTTGTTCATCATGGGCAAAGTCAAATCCTTTCTGGTTAATGAACTCCCATTGCTTTCTAGTCCAATTGTTGGACAAGTTGTATAACTGCCGTATCTGTTCTGCTTTCTTCTGTTTTGCCATTATTGCACTCCTTTAATGGTAGGTGTTTGTGATCCACATCACATATGTCTGGACAGGCGTAGTTCGCCTGAGGACATTTATCGGTAATGTAATCGCCATATTTATTTGCCCCTAAAAATAATAATCCAAGTAGTAAGTTCCATAACACAATTTATAAGACTCTTCTTCATGCTGTTACCCAAGATTTAGCTTTAGGCTTCTTTTTCTTCCACTCTCCATCTTGTCCTTGACCGAAATCGCAAGGATATGCAAACTTACATGCATATGCTAATGCGTCTATCGTATCATCATGAGCCATTCTGGGCCCAAATGTTATTATCTCTCTTTGCAAATCATAATGCGTTTTCTTAATATGCATCTGACCAACTGCAAATCTTTGAGCTAAAATGCCTTGTATCCTGTCTCTCTTGCTCATTCGTGTTCCTGGTGTCTCTGCACGAAAGCTAATTGAAAAGTCATTCCTTCTCTTCATCTCAGCCCTAATAGACTGGAATACTGGTTTAGACATTGAGGTATCTTCAATAGTATGACTTAAGGGATGATATATTTTTCCATAGTCGAAAATGTAGTCGACAATACCTTTTTTATCAGACCCTGGAATACCGAGCACAGGTAAAGCCCGCTTGCGAAGATACTCGAGAACATAAATATTATTGTCCACATCACAAGCAATATAGATGATAACACTGTAATCAGCGTCCCTACGCTTAGAATCCGTAGCGGGATCCACACCCGCGAATACATTGACTGGTTTGACATCTCCATCCTCCGTTATTACACTGCTAATGCCAGTCTTTTCATCATGAATAAACTGTCCATTCCAGTATTTAATATGTTCTCTAGTAAATATTGCATCCTCTTCACTCTGCACTTCCATCATGTATTCTTGATAGAACTTCTGAGGTTGTCCAGAATCTGCGTAAAACTTTTTCTTCCTCTGCATCTCATCATGACCAAACCATGATGGCCATAGAGGAGTCCCATTATCCTGTATTGCTTTATATGTTATCACTTTCCAACTATAGTCTTCGTTCTTAGCCTTTGCCTTAACGCTTCCATTAAGTATATTAGTAATGAAGGCATCGTAATGAACAGGAGTACCATTGATCCTAAGACGACCAGTATGGGGCTCAAGAGCAGGAAAAACAACAGCCGTAACAAGATTGGAAATTTTAGAACGAGACTCTGGGGTAATGGTATTATTCTCATCTTCAAAATC